GTTGGTTGATATTTGAATACCAATTTATATCACCTATAATAGGTGTAATATCATACATTTTATTGCCTTTTACAGTAAATAATTGATGGGTCATTTAACTCACCGCCTGTACTTTCACAAACTTAAATTCAGATAATTCAAGAGTATAATAGATATCTCTACTACCATCTCTTTCACCATAATCAAAGTTCTCAATTGTAACTGGTATATTAATTGGAGTGTCTGTAATTATCAACCTTATTGGAATTCTTCTATCTTTCCATGACTCAATTATTTCAACATATTCCCAAGCCTTATATGTATTATCTCTGTTAAAGTCGTAGTTCTTAGAAGGGAAAAATGATTGCAACACAATTGATTTTAACCCTCTATTACCAATTAATTTAATATCACCCTGAGTTATAGTGTTGAATTTTTCATTGTTCTGAGGAGATTGAATTTGAAATTCAGAAGGGACTACGGGTAGTTTTATGACTTGTTCACGATTGTTTATGCTTAAATAAATATCCATCTAACCACCTCCATTAAAAAATAGGACTATAAAGTCATCTAAATATTGCCTAATGCCATTTTTAGTTCTGGAATTAATTCATTAACAATTTCCCTCGTACTTTTGTTAGTTGCATTTATATTTATAGTGAAGTTATTATTACTAGTACTAGAGTTTGTATTTACTGATTTATTGTAATTGTTGGCTTCCTGCTTAGTTAATACCCTTTCATCTTTATGTAATTCTGCTACATATCCGTCAAAAGGTACTCTTCTCAGTCCACTATAATGACTGCCATGAACACTGGATTTAACATTTTCACTAGTTTTGTTATCTTGGAATAATTCGACTGTACCTTTAATAGGGTTCTTTAAGAAGTTTTTAGTTGATTCCCAAGTGTCCTTAATACCATCGGTAAATTTAGTTATCTGTTCTGTTGCACCTTCTACAAAACTTGTAATGCCACCAGTTAATGCCTCCCAAGTTTCTAATCCTATTTCTTTTACAGTGTCCCAATTACGATATAATGCAATTCCTGCTGTTACTAAACCTGCTATTCCAATTGCAACTAAACCAAAAGGATTAGCCGCCATAACTGCATTTAATCCGCCAGTCGCATATGTTTGTGCTAGCGTAGTTGCTTTTAATACTTTCATCATTCCTGATATTGTACTAATAACTTTTAAAGCTGTAATTCCAGTTACTAGTCCTGCAACAACAGGGATTAATATTTCTTTATTCTCTCTAACAAAATTAATGGCAATGCCTAACTTTTCAAATACATCTCTTGCTATACCAATACCCGTTTTAATTTTCTCTTGTATCATAGGCATATTAGATTGTACATTCTTTGCCCATTCGTTCATTTTTTCTGCTACTTTAGTTGCTGTAGGAAGGAACGCTTCACCCAACATTATTTTCGTATCTTTGACAATAGCAGAGAAACGTTTCATCTGATTTGCATAACTTCCACTAGTTCTTTCAGCATCGCCCATAGCATCCGTAGATTGATCTACAATTGCTTGATATCTAACCTGCATCTTAGTGACTTCATCTAAATCTCTAAACTTACCTTTAATCTGCATACGTTCCATAGCTGTTGCTAAAGTATTTTCATTTAATACAGCACCCAATGATTTAGATGCTTCATGATTACCCATAATAGCCGATTGTAGATTTCTAATCGCATCATCGTCTGCTAAATTGTTAAATGAAGCTAAATCTATACCAAGAGTTGCAATTTGTTTAGATAGTTTTGCACCTTCTTCTCTTGTAGCACCCATACCAACAAGCATATTTTGAGATTCTGCAAGATAATTTTTCATATCGTGCCTACTTCTTCCCATTGCTTCAGCTTGAGCATTTGCCCAAGCATCAACACTATCAGTTAATTCACCAAATACTACGCCAAACTTGGATAACATTTCTTCATTTTTAGATGCTAATGCTATCGATTCCCTAACTGTATTAACTGCTGCCTTTATACTTATGTATGCACCCGCTACTCCTGCTAATTTCTTAGCAAAACTAGCCATACTATTTCCTGTTTTTTTACTTTGGTTGTCAAAACCTCTCATATCACTTGTAGCAGTTTTAAGATTCTTCTTTAAATCACTAGTGTTTTTTATGTTGTTACGCATTTGGGTACGAAAATCCTTATCTTTGATTGAAAATACTGCTCCGAATTCAAAAGCCAATTTTCACACCTCCCTCTTACAAAAAATTAAGAGGAAGTAGGTATGATAGCTTTTAACCTTTCAACCTCTTCCTCAATAGCAAGTTCCATACTTGCTTTATAAAACAACTTTTTACTTGTCTCTAAGTTTAATATGTATTCGTCATTAAACCCTTTTTGCAAGTAGTGATGAATCATGTAAAGCTCCCCATCACTACTTATTAGTTTTTTATTTCATCAACCATAGTGACCGAATCACCGAATCCCACACTTTCAATAATCTTACTTGCGATACCTTTTATCTCACCGAAATCAAATACCTCATCAACTATATCCAAAGGTTCAACACATCCAAACTCTTGTTGTAATTCTTTATCCTTTAAATTTGGCTCTGTTACAGTATTGTAAATAAGATAATGATCACCCCTATCTTCCATGTCTAAAGCATCCATACATAGTGATCTTTCAGGTTTTTGGAATGTGATATAACTATCTAATGACTTCACATATAACTGTTTAGTTTCTGTTTTCTTATGCCTTATTACATCTTTCTTAGCAATTAAATCCTTTATACTCATTACTTGTTTAATAGTTTGTTTCTGTTTCTTAGCCATTTATAATACTCCTCCTATTTATTGATTACATCTGGATATTCAACGTTACTAGCCATAAATCCAAAAGGAAATTCTCTTTCTAACTTTTGACCTAGTTCAAATTGCATTAATGTTAATTCATTAAACCAAACATTGTTAATAACAACTCTCTCAGATTGATTTCTATGAGTTTCTGGATCAGCTAATTTACCAACCAATTGACTTCTAACATCTATACCTTTAGTCCATTGTTGCAACATCTTGTCCATCCCTCTTGTATAGACCTTTTTAATCTTAAAACTACCTTCGCCTTTTAAAGACATTATTTTACTGCCTATATCTAAACTTCCAGCCATTGGAACATCTTCTCTATTTGCTACAACTTTTGCTTCAAAGGCTTCTACTTCTGCAATTAATTCTCCGTCCCAATATAGAGTTCCGAACGAACCGTTTATTTGCTCAAAATCCTTCATCTTATTACCTCCCAATTAAGTAAATAAAAAGAGTAGTCTATTGACCACTCTAGTTATATTTCAATATTAAATGCTAAATCTTCCATGGCATCCACAAATTTAACTTTACCTGCTGCAAATACTGTAGATTCTGTATTATGCTCTTTTATTTCCTGTTCTTCTAACTCATCAATATCAATACCAATAGATTGTAGATATAATTTTTGAGCTTTAAGGTTAATCTCTGCCTTATTATCGTAATTAATATCTAGAATACTATCTATTGCTAATTGCTTAAAATAAGCGTTTACAGATGATAAGAATAGAATTTTATTGTCATAGTTATTTATAACTTTTCCAACATAACTATTGTTGAAAGTATCTCTTATATCATCTAGCATTAAATCCATACCCTCAACAATTTTGATTTTGCTAAATATCTTAGATTTCTCAACTGTAGGAGATATAAAACTATTTACAGCTCTACCTATTTTAACTTTTTCACCGTCATTAACAAGTATTAACTCACCATTTTGAATAGCTGCGTCTGGATTTTCTACTTCTTTTACACTATCAACTTCTGGTAAAACAAAGTATGTTGCACTTCTTGTAAACGGTAATCCAGCTAATACACCTGCAATTCTTGTAGTATATTCAGATGTTGTATATGTCTTATCTCCAACTACAATATCTTCAGCCGTAAAGTTAATTACCCCCTCATTATCAGCAGAAGAATTAGCTAACACTGCTTTAAATGTTTTCTTGTTATTTAATCTCATAGACTTAATCCACGTTGAAATATCGGTTGTTACAGTTGCACTAGGAATAGCTAAGTAATTCCACTTCTTTGTATTTAACCTTGTTAATGCAAGCATTATGTCATCCGCTAGAGCTATTCTTTCTACAACTATTCTATTTGGTGTTCCCATGAATGTTTTACTGATATAATCATAGTTCTCAGTAGTCCAATCTTCTTTATTTACCTCATCAATACTTCTATAAACCTTAGTATCAAAATCACCTGCATTCACTAATACTAGTGCGACAATACCTTTTTGACTTCTCTGTATTGCTGATACTGCACGATTTTTAAACTCGATAAGAATTTGTGGCATTCCCATTATAAAACCTCCTATACGTCTTTTTCAAATTCTAATTCTTCAATTAATCTTACTTTTTCTTGCGTATATCCTAATCCTTCATTAGATAACATTGTTTGTATTTGACCATCTATATTGTCAATTTCAATCATATCTTTGGCATTGATGACACTAAAAGTAAACCCGAATTGCAGAAATCCATCTACGGCAATTGGATTTAACTCATTAATTGTGAAATATCTATCTTTAATTTTCATACTTAGATCAAATAAATCTTCTAGTTGTTCTAGCATTAAATGATTTTCTTCATTAGTGTCATTTTCACTAAAGTAACTAATTTTAATCATTAAAGATTTAGTCTTATATAATTGCTCATTTACCGTCCTAGTAGGGATTATTTCAACAAAAAAAGCAGGTTTCTTCATACCCTGCTTAACATCTTCTTCATAAACTTTATGATTTAGAAAATTTGTATCTAATTTTCTTACTATTTCTTTTCTAATATCTGATAATGTTATTTTCATACTTTCAACTCCTTCAGGAGCTTTTCAACCCATCTATTTAACTCTTTAGGTAAATC